ACAGGTTAATTAGAGAAAGAGACAAGCTAGTAAAAGAATCAGCTAGGATATTATGGTTAGAGTGGAATGAGGATGGTACATTCAAAGATAATTTTGAAGAACCAGCCGTAGGTCGTTCATTAATTATGTCTCCATTCAATGATTTCTTTACTTGGCAGACTACAACAGTAACAGAGATTGTAGAGCAAAGAGAAGACTACATAAAGTTTAAGACAGAGAATAGTAACTACGAATTATTTAATATATAAAAACAGATATGATGTGGAAAATTAAAAGATTAATATATAGATTAAAACGAGTTATAGAATTCATTCCTGTAATATGGAAAGGGTATGATTTTGATTACGGTTCATCCATAGAACTGTTTAAATATCAGCTAAAACGAACAGCTAAATACTTAGAATCAGATAAAGCTTATACTGTAGAAGCAAAAACAAATGCTACTAGAATATGGACTGCTGTTGAATTGATGGAGAAAGTATATGATGAAGAGTATATTACGGAGTATATAGATATCATTGAGAAACTTTATGGTAAAACTCATTATGAATTTGTTGAGTTAGAAGATAAAGATGAAAAAGGTGATCCATTTTATGAAATGAAAATATGGAATGATTTCGCAGTAGATGAAACTCATCAGAAAGTAATTGATGAAGTAAGACATCAAATGTTCTTATTAGGTAAAGATAAACAAAAACGTGCTCATAAGTTACTTTGGGATTATATAGAACACAACATTCAAAATTGGTGGGATTAAGTATGTTTGAAAATATATTAAAGGGATTACAAAAAGATCTAGTAGGTTTAGATTTTGTTTACAAAAGCAAATACGGTGGTGAAGTAAAAGGAACTGTTAAAGGAGTTTCAATCACACATCAACTTAATGCTGATAAAGAAACTAATCGAAAAATGTTAGTAGGTTTAAGTAAAAGAACCTCTAAAATACAAATAACTGAAGAGGATGAAATTGAACTAACACCTGATTTTAAATGGTCTGGTTGGAGTTTTGAAATAATGATTACTTCCGAGAATGGAATTTCATACAATATGAAGAAAGATAACATATATTTTATAAATAAAGATGAATAAATGAAAGCAATATTAGAATTCAATTTACCGGAAGATCAAACCGAATTTGAAATGGCCAATGATGCATCTAAAATGTTTAATACATTATGGGAGATGAAACAATGGTTGAGATTACAGGTTAAGTATGCACCAGATGATATGAGCCAAGATGCTTATGATGCATTTGAAAAGTGTAAACATAAACTAAATGAATTACTAATTGATAACAATTTAGATTTAGATATATTAAATTATTAAAACTATTAAAATTTTAAAATGACAAATAGAGAAATAGTACAAAGAGATGCATTGGCAATAGCAGTGCAACATAATAGATGTGGTTTAGGTATATCTATGGGTGTAGGTAAAACAAGAATTGCAATACAGCATTTCTTAAAGAACTATGATCCATTTGTTAAGGCACTGGTTGTTATACCAAAACTATCAATCAAAGAGTCTTGGCTATCTGAATTAAAAAAGATGGAACTTGAACGTTTAGCAGATCATTTAACCTTTACAACTTATTTATCTATTAATAAACAGAATCCTATGGAATACCAGCTTCTTTATTTAGATGAATGTCATAGTTTATTAAATAACCATAGAAGTTTTTTATCAGCATTTTCTGGTAACATACTTGGTTTAACAGGTACACCACCAGTACGTAAAGGAACAGAGAAGTATGCAATGGTTGCAGAGTTTTGCCCAATTAAATACACCTTTACTGTTGATGATGCTACAGATAGTAATATCTTAAATGATTATCAGATTATAGTTCATGAGTTACTTTTAGCTAAAACACCTACACACAAGAAGAAAAATAAGAAAGGTGGATTCTGGTATACATCAGAATATAAAGATTATATGTATGTAAACAAAAGATTTGAAGAGGCTATAACGCCAAAACAACAACAGTTTGCTTCTATCATGAGAATGAGGGCTTTAATGGACTATAACACTAAAGAAAAATATGTAAAGTCTATATTAGCAAACATCAGTTCTAAGTGTATTGTATTTGCAAACACTCAAGATCAAGCTGATAGAATATGTAAACACAGTTATCATTCTAATAATCCAAATTCAGAAGATAATTTTGAGTTATTTAGTGATGGACGTATAAATAATATGTCTTGTGTACTACAGCTTAGTGAAGGTGTTACTATACCAAAGCTTAAGCAAGGTATTATAATGCATGCATACGGTAATGAAAGAAAAACATCTCAGAGAATTGGCCGTCTATTAAGACTTAATCCGTCAGAAAAAGCAACCTGTCATATACTATGTTATAAAGGAACAGCTGATGAAAGATGGGTAAAAAATGCTCTTAAGAGTTTTGATGAAAAGAAAATTAAATATTATAATCCATTAGATTAAGTTATGGGAAAAATGAAAGAAATATTTATGCAGCAAATACAAGAACAGTATGGCTCATATGATAAATACATAGAAGAAGAAAATAAGAATGCAGCTAGACAATGGATACACTTAGATGAACATCCTTGTCCTAACTGTAATAATACAACACTACACCAAGATGAAGAGTTAGACATAAACTGTGATGTTTGTGGTCAAAACTTTATACAAATTGATAATGCTTTAAGATTTAAATAATGGGACTATATACACATACAATTGCAACAGGAGATAGTGAGATTTATCTTGATATTGAATATTCTTATGAAGCAGGTGAGCCTGATGAGTATTATGATCAACATGGTAATCCAGGAACACCAGGTTATCCTTCATCAGTTGAGTTAACACATGTTTGGTATACATTGAAAGATTATAACAAAAATACAGTTACAGTAGATATACTCCCAGTGTTTGATATAATACTAGAAGGTGATATATATAATCTTGAAGAAGAAATATTAGATTATCATGAAAACAAATAAAGTAGAAAAACATGTATATAAAAAGAATGATATAATTATTGAATATTTACTAGATGCTTCAAAAAATTCTAATCAAACTAAATATAAATATACTATATGTATAGAGGATATTTTATTAACAGATGGTTATGAAAAAGAAAGTATTTTTTATAAAATGAGTGAAAATGATACATTAGATTATGTTTGTATGCTTATGAAACATCATGAATCACAAAATATCAATATATAAAAAAATGAAAAATCATATATATCTAAACGCAGAAATTAAAGGAGGTAAAATTATTTACCCTATAAAAGCAAATGAATCTAGAATTAATAACTTTTTAGCCAATGCACCAGAAGGTGCAAAGGTTGAGATGTTCATTAGTGTATCTGATGAAGTTAAAGGTAGTAATGCACAACTGGCAAGAATACATGTTATGTGTAGAGAAATAGCAAATGAGATTGGTTATACATTTAATGAGGTTAAGCTAAATGTAAAAAGACAGGCAGGACTTTGTTTTATGAGAGATAATTCAGAGTACTGCAAGTCTTTTGGTAAGTGTGATAAAGATGAATTAAATTTAGCTATACAAGCATGTATAGAAATAGGAGATTTTAGTAATATGAATTTAAGATAATTTAGGTTTTATTAATTTTTGTATTTCTTGTAGTTTTTTATCTGCAGCTTTTGAATCATCATCCATTAAAGCTGTCATATAAGCAGTCAAATCTTCTTTAGTAATTTTACTATCTACTTCAATTTCTAAATTTTGTTCTTTAGCTTTTGCTTTTAATAATTGTTGAAGAGCAAATAAAGTATATATTTGACTTTCTATTTTATCTAATTTTACTTTTTCTGGTTCGTCACCTGTAATTATTTTTTCAAACTTTTTAAAAGTCTCTGGTAAAGTAGTTGCATCTTTAACAATGTTAGTTATATAAAACATCAGTATATCATTAAGACCTAATATAAAACCGGTATTAATTTCAATATCTTTAATGTTTTTGGTAAAATCGTATGTATTAGTTGTTTTTACAAAATCTTCCATAATGTTTCATTTAATATACAAATATAGTAAAATATGCATCAACAAACAATCAATATGCCTGAAAAGATAGGTAAATTAAAATTAAAACTAGAAAATTCAGGTTGGGAAAATATAATATATCCTTACTTGGATTCAGAAAGTTTTTACACTACTCTTAATAAACTTGCAGGTATGGTGCAAAATGGCACCAGATTTACACCACCAATGAAAGATTGGTTTAAAACTTTTACAAAGTGTCCTTATAAGGAAACAAAAGTTGTATTTATTGGACAAGATCCATATCCTCAACTTGGTGTTGCTGATGGTATATCTTTTAGTTGTAGTAATACAATGAAAGAACAACCTTCATTAAGACATATATTTAATTCATTAGAGAAACAGTATCCAGGTTATGAAAGAAATCCTGATTTGACTAGATGGTCAGAACAAGGTGTGCTTATGCTTAATACTGCTTTAACAGTAGAAATTAATAAAATAGGTTCACACTATTCATTATGGCATTCATTTACAACACAACTACTTACTGGAATGAATAATTATCCTTCTAAGCTTGTTGTTGTATTACTTGGTAAGAAAGCTCAAGAATGGCAAAAATTATTACTTAATCATATTGTAATTCAAGTAGAACATCCAGCAGCTGCTGCTTATAAAGGCGGTGTATGGAATGATAAAGATTTATTTCTAACAATAAACAAAATACTTAATGATCAGGGAAAGTCCTTGATAAATTGGTAAAAATTTCTTAACTTTGTTAAGACCCAAAATAAGTTAAATGACTGAAAATCAACATAATAATATTCTAAAAGATATACATGCTTTCAGAATAAAGCTGTATAATGAATATGGCGTAGATATACATTTATTTGTAAAAAACAAAGATTATAGAGTTAGTCTTGAAGTGTTAGAGAAAATGTGTATTGCTACATTACATGAGCAGTACCCAAGTTTTATTCATACTAAAAGTTTGAAAGATAGAACACGCATTAAGCCAATAACAATGCTTAGACAAATTTTCTTTTACATAGCTGTAGAAAGGTTTGGTTATGGTAAATCAGAATCAGGTAAGTATATGAAAAGAGACCATGCTACATGCATACATTCAATTAAAGTTTGTGAAGACTACATGTATGTTGGTTACTCTGAATTCAATAAATGTATAGAATCAGTGCAAAATAAAATAAACCAATATGTGGGAAATATTTCAGAAAATAACAAAGGAGAAGATAACTCCAAATCAAATGCTTCTATTGTACAGCGTGAAGGAAAAGACATCAGTACCGTTACTGAAATCTAAAGATGAATTACCTGCACTATTAGAAGAAGGATTTCTTATTAAAGAGGAATCATCATACAAGCTTACAAATAAAGCTAAAAAACTAATTACAAAATTAGATGGCTATTTTATTAAAGCCAAGAAGAAAACCAACATTGAATTGATGGGTAAAGATCTTAATGATAAATTGGATATATATAGAAATATATTTCCACCTGGAAGATTACCTTCAGGAATGCCATCAAGACAAAATGTAAAAGCTCTTTCTGAGTCTTTTAGATGGTTTTTTGAAACTTATGATTATACTTGGGATGAAATACTTGATGCAACACGTATGTATGTAAATGAGTATAGAGAGACTAACTACATGTATATGGTTACAAGTCAGTACTTTATAGCAAAACAAGACAAACATAAGGTAAAACACAGTAAACTAGCAGATTACTGTGATATGATTAAAGACGGTGTAAAAACAGAGACTCATCATTTTAAAGAAAAAGTAGTATAATGACATCAGATAAAATAACAGAAGTATTACATAAGTTAAACCAGATACTAGAAGATTTTCAAATGCTTAGAGATGGAACATGGGTTCCGGATGAAGCTTCTTGTGAAGCAAGTATAGAAAATGTTGAGAGTATCATATACACAATAGAAAATGAGTAAACCAACAGAAGGATGGGCGGGTCAATATGCTGCATTTAATGATGCACTTAAATATATGGTCAAGCGTGCAAACGGTGAAGAAAAATCTATTTACACTCCATGGCCTAAATTTAATGACGCCACTACTGATGGTTTAGAATGGAACACTCTTACTGTAATTGGTGGAAGACCTGGTTCAGGTAAAACATTGATTAAAGATCAGATTATAAGAGAATCTTTTGAATTAAATTCTGAAGATGATTTTAGAGTCTTAGAGTTTCAGTTTGAAATGGTTGGTAGAACCTCAGCATTGCGTGAGTTTAGTTCTATAACTGGTAAGACATATAAAGAATTATGTAGTGCTGGTAGTGTATTAACAACAGATGTATTAAACAAGTGTCATCAGTATGCTAAAGAACGTGTAAAATATCCTGTTGATATAGTCTCAAGACCTATGACTGTTAATCAAATGAGAGAACAGATTGATATGTATATGAATATACATAAAGGTAAAAAGACTATAATCACACTGGATCACACTATGCTTGTTAAGAGAGCACCATATCAAAATAGTAGTTTAGATATGCTATTTGAATTAGGTGAGTTCTTTACACAAACAAAACGTGAGTATCCATGTTTGTTTATTGCTTTATCACAGCTTAATAGAAACATTGATAACCCAGAACGTGCACAACAAGGTAAGTATGGTAATTATATTCTTGAATCAGATTTGTTTGGTTCAGATGCTATGCTTCAACATGCTGATACTTTAATAGGTATTAATAGACCAGCTAAACAGAAAATTAGATTGTATGGACCAGACAGGTATATTATAGAAGATGATAGAACATTAGTACTACACTTCTTAAAAGCCCGTAATGGTGATACAAGAATGAGTTTCTTTAAAGCAATGTTTGAAAAAATGGAAATAGCTGAAATGCCAACACCAGCACAAGAAGCATTAAGAATGTAAAATTGAAAATTTAATAAGGAATGAAAAAATGACTCCAGAACAAAGAAAACAAAAAGTAAAAGAACTAAGAGAACAGCATGAAAACTATTTCAATATGAATGAGTTATCAAATGCTGCTTATATTCCCAAAATGGCTTATAGACCATCAGGAAAGGATGAACTACATGTTAGTTTTTTCCCAAGTGAGCTAGAAAGAAACAAAGATATTTACACAGAATTTGTAAGTATTGATTATGACTCAGAAGATCCTAAGAGAACTTTATATTTACATAAATATAATCCTCACTGGAAAGAAGAATATGAGTTAGTAGAAAGCAATAGTGGTTTTCAAAGACACTTAATTCCTGTTTCTGAACTTAAAGTTGTAAGTGATGTAGTTTCTAAACAAGGAAAAAATACTATCTTTGATAACTTACTGGAACAAATGGAAGATCTTCCAAATCCAGATGAAGCAGTACCAATGAATGGTATTGTTAAAGCACTAAACAGAATTGCAGATAGTTTAAGTAAAATAGAAAAGAAAATAAATAGTTAAGTATGGCACAAAGTGTTTTAGTAATTGCTGAGTCAGGCTCAGGTAAATCAACCTCAATTAGGAATTTAGATCCTAAAGAAACAGTTATTATAAATATTGCTAATAAACCCTTACCTTTTAAAGGGTGGAAAAGTAAATATACTCCTTTGGATAAATCAAATCCAGATGGTAATTTGATCAGTGTATCAAGCGGCCCAGGAGTTTATAAAGCTATGCAGCATGTAAGTGATAAAATGCCTCACATCAAAAACTTAGTAATTGATGACTGGCAATACATGTCAAGTTTTGAGTACTTTGATAAAGCTAATGAAAAAGGCTATGATAAGTTTACTCAGATTGCTGCAAATCTTGCTCAAGTTGCAAAGCTTCCTAAAGACTTGAGAGAAGATCTTTATGTATTCTTCTTGACCCACGCTGAAGAATCAACGGATATCAATGGTAACCGTAAAGTAAAAGCAAAAACAGTGGGTAAAATGATTGACAATGCTCTTACACTAGAAGGTTTATTTTCTATTGTATTGTTTGGTAAAGTCCGTAAAGAAGATGATGGTAGTTTACACTATGGTTTTGAAACACAAAACAATGGAGAAAATACCTGTAAATCACCAATGGATATGTTTGAAGATGATTTTGTTCCAAATGATCTTCAGTATGTCAGAGAGGCTATTACAGCCTATGAAAATTAATAATCAAAGTTAAATTTAAAATCAAAAGAGAAATGTTAAGTACAAAAGACATGTCAGCCGGTAGCGGCAAAGTAAAACCAGTAATTGATGCAGGTAACCAAGAATTAAAAATTAATTCTATTGTTTTAAACGCTCCACCTTATGATAGCTCTGCATATGATCTACAAATCAATGTAGAAAGTAGACCAGTAAAAGGAGAGTTTGAAGGTTTCTTACATGATATGAATAATCCAAGTGGACCAAGATATCAAGGTCAAGTTGGTAGAGTATCATTTCAACGTTATGCATTTGCTGATGCAACATTACCAAGCGGTAGAGAAATCAATCGTGATGCTGAAATTATGAAAGCTTTAATCTTTTTAGCTGAACAACAAGGTAAACGTGGAGAACTTGATTCAATTCAAGCACAAACAATTGAACAATTTGTTTCATCTGCAAACACTATTTTAAGTGGTGATACTTATTACAATTTCTGTATTGCAGGACGTGAGTGGGAAAACAAAGAAGGTTACATCAACCTACAGTTATTCTTACCAAAGCGTAGCAGAAATGGAGTTACTGTTGAAAGATTAGATGTAGATAACTCTAACTTAGTTGAGTTTAATAGATCTGAGCATATTGTTCCATTAAAGAATAAGTCTACTAACACGGCTTCTACTACAAGTTCATTTGAACCAGTAGCTGGAACAGTGTCTGGTGATGATTTTGATCTTTAATCTTTAAAATAATAGGAGGGGTGGTTTAGGCTACCCCTTTTTTTTTATAATATGTTTAGTACTAAAAATTTATTAATAAATATAAAAGACATACCAAGTTATTGGGTATTTCAATACTATTTAAATATTCCTGAAAAATTAATAGGTCAAAATATTAAAATAACATCTATATTTAATCCTGGAGAAAGAACTCCAAGTTTTGCTATTTATGTTGATACTAGAACAAGACAGTATAAATTTAAAGATTTTTCTACTGGTATTTCAGGTAATAAAACAGATTTAATTCAAAAAATATTTAATTTAAATTATACTCAAGCTGTTAACAAAATTATTCAAGAATACAATGAATATGTTAAAAGTGGAAATGTTGAATTAATTACTCTTCAAGCAAATGCTAAATGGAAATTTGAAGGTGCTTGTATAAAAGAATGGGATAGTATTGATGCTGACTATTGGTTATCATTTAGAATTGGTTCTAAAATTTTAAATGAATATAATGTAAAACCCATTGAATATTTTACTATGGTAAAGGAACAGGATGATAAAGTAGAAGTTGCAAAGTTTAGAAAACCTATGACATATGGTTACTTTAATAAAGACGGAGATCTTATAAAGTTATATCAACCAAAAGACCCTAAACACAAGTTTTATAATATTAATCCGTATCTGCAAGGTTATGATCAACTTAAATATAATCAACCCTACTTAGTAATATGTTCATCTTTAAAAGATGCAATGTGTTTAAAAGGTATGGGTTATAATATAGAAGTGATTGCACCTAATAGTGAAAACACGTTAATCAAACCTTATCTAATTGATAATCTAAAGAAAAAATACAAAAAGGTAATCACATTATTTGATAATGATGAGGCGGGTTCAAAAGCAATTAAAGCATATGCAAAAGCCTATAATATTCAAGGATGTGCCTTAACTATATGCAAGGATATATCAGACGCTATGAAGTTACATGGTTTTGATAAGGTTCATGCAATGCTAAAGCCATTATTAAAAGAAACATTAAATAAATAAATATGATAGAAGCAATAGGTTGGCTAACAATAGCCGTAGTAGTAATGATAGTTGGAAAGTTTATAGCTAAAAAGCTATGGCCAGAAGACTGGGATAATGATCCATTTTAATAAAAAAATAATTTAAAATAGTATGGCAAATAAAAAATGGTTTATACCCGGCAATGTACCAAGCTCAAAAAATGGGCGTAGATGGACAGGTAAGTATTTTATAGCAAGTAAAACTGTTATGAACTACCGTAAAAATACAAAAGAGTATTTTCAGAAATATGCTCCTGAGTTCCAAGAAGAACTTAAGAAGTATAAACTTCCTGTTAAAATTGGTTTTACATTTGTTAGAGGTACACGTCATAAGTTTGATTATATAAATCCTGCACAAACAGTGCAAGATGATATGACATCATATGACTGGATAGAAGATGATAATGCAGATAATATACTACCAGTATTTTATAATTATACATATGATAAAGAAAATCCAGGTGTGTATATAGAGATTTTAGAAGATAATGAATTAAAAAAAACAAAGGAAAACAATGGAGAATAAAAATGAAGAAAAAAATAAAGAAAATCTAAAAAGAGCTCTAACTTTAATGAATTGCAAACACTTAGGTGTAGTTGAAATTACAATTGAGTTTTCAGGAAGTGGTGATTCTGGAGATATTGATGAGATATACTTCAGAACTGAAAAAGATAGTTATGAATATATTGATATGCCTAATAAAAAAGCAGAAGAAATAATCAGAGATTTTGCTTGGGATATTATTGCTTCTAAGGTTGATACAGTTGGAGACTGGGTTAATAATGAAGGTGGTTATGGTCACATCACAATTGATGTAGAAAATAATACATTTAACTTAAATTATTCTCAGAATATAACTGAAGACTATGACTGGTCTGATGAAATGCTGTTTATATAATGGCTCATCCATCATTACATGCTAAGAGTTCTGTGAGAAAATGGGGTGGTAAAGTTGAAGATTATGTGCACATTCATGATTGGTTTGATGAAACTAAATCATGGGTGGGTCATAGTATTCATAGAATGTTCCGCCATCATTCAGAAGGAATTTTTGAAGCAGAAAGATTATTTGGAAATAGTTTTACTAACTCGGATGGTAAAACAGTATACACAAGATATGTTGGAGAACAACATGTAAAAGAAGATTGTAATAATTATATACCTTCTGCAAAAGAATGGTTGACTCACATAAATCGTGAAAAAAAACCACATTGGATGTCTAAAACTTTAAAAATAGAAGATTAAATGAATAGTTTAAACATAAAAGATTATAAATCTTTAAATGAAATATTGTCTTCATCAGTAAAAGAAGATGTAAACATAGGATTGGAAAATTTAAAAAATTTAAATCTAGATCCTATTTATATATTGTTTTTTGCTAAGGATTCTAATAAATCTACAAGAGAAAAAATAATTGAATCACACAGTGATATATTTAGTAATGATGGGTTTGATATTTTTAAACAGGAAATATCATCAATGTATAGATCAAATACAAGCATAACAAATTTAAGTTGGCAGAATTTCTATAACTTTATCATTCAGTACCGTAAAGATGATGATGATGTTAAAACATTATTTGAATACTTATTTGACAAGGAGATAAAAGGAACAATAGAAGAGGTAACTGATTATAAATTTAATTATGATATAAACATGAAGTTAAAATGGTAAAAACAGCAGATCAACTTGCAAAAGCAAGTAAAACATTAATACTTGAAGAGCCCTTTTACGGGCTCTTTTTAGTTGGTCTTAATAAGACTTTTAGAAAAGACATACCAACCGCTGGTGTAAGCAAGCATGGTATAGGTGTACAGTTGGCAGTTAATCCTGATTTCTTTGATAACCTGAGTTTAGAGCACAGAGTTGGATTAGTTAAGCATGAGATATTGCATATAAGCTTTGGTCACTTAATAATGCGTGATATATACAGTGACAAAAAGTTATTTAATATTGCTGCAGATTTAGAGATAAACCAATACATAGATTCAAGTTACTTACCTGAAGGTGGCATTACAATGGATTCATTTCCAGAACTAAAACTACCAGTAAAAGCGGGTACTAAAGTCTATTATGATTTACTGTCAGAAGCTAAAGATGATGGGACATCTCCATCTCTTGACTCTATGCTTAATGATACTGAAGGAGATAGTCCTTATGATGCTCACGCTACATGGGATGAATTTGATGAACTTTCTGAAGCTGATAAAAAGCTTATAGAAAAACAAATAGAGCATCAACTTAAAGAAGTTGCAGAACAAACTGAGAAAAGACAAGGTACTATTCCTGGAGAATTAGGTGAGATAATATCTAGGTTGCGTCATGTTGAACCAGCAAAGTTTGATTGGAAAGCTTATTTAAGACGTTTTGTAGGTAATTCTTCTGTTGTATATACAAAGAAGCTAAGAAGAAAGTATAATAAGCGTTATATAGCAAATCCCGGTCTTAAAATTAAGTTTAAGAATCATATTCTTGTTGGTGTTGACACTTCTGGTTCTGTATCAAGCAGTGAACTGGTAGAATTTATGAATGAAATAAATCACATGCATAAAACCGGTCATAAAATTACAGTAGCACAGTGTGATACAAGATTAAATTCTGTAGAAGACTTTAATCCAAAAAAAGATTGGAACATTAAAGGTAGAGGAGGTACATCTTTTCAACCTGTTGTAGATCACTACAATGAGTACGGGCGTTATACAGCCCTTATATATTTAACAGATGGTGAAGCATATAATCCAGACAACTGCCCTAAAAATACTCTTTGGGTATTAAGCAGCAGGTCTCATATGAATAACGATTTACCAGGAAAAGTAATAAAATTAAATTAATAAAAAACAATTATGGCACAAGTAAATTTAAACATTGATGAAGTAAAAGATTTTGTAAATCACATCATCACAAACAATCGTAAGATACAAGCAGAAGGTAAAAATCCAGTAGCAATTGAAGTTGTTGGTGAATCAGGTATCGGTAAAACATCTACTATTATAGAATTAGCAAAAGAAAATAATTTAAACTTTGTTAAGTTAAACTTAGCTCAGATAGAAGAGCTTGGTGACTTAGTTGGTTTCCCTGTACGTCAATTTCAGATGTATACAGAAAAAACAGTTAAGAAAGTAAATGATTTAAACTATACAGCAAAAGCAGGTGCTGATCTTGCAAAACTAGGAGGCACAGTGACTAAGAAAGTTGGTCAATGGGTTGATGAGTTAGCAGTTGATGCATATCTAAAGAACGGATATAAAATGACTGGTAAAAACAGAATGTCTTATGCAGCACCAGAATGGATTGCTGATGTAAAAGAAGGTGGTATTTTATTATTGGATGACTGGAACCGTGCTGATGTGAGATTTATTCAGGCAGTTATGGAATTAATTGATCGTCAGACTTATATTTCATGGTCTCTTCCAAAAGATTGGCATATTATATTGACAGCAAACCCGGATAACGGTGATTATATGGTTAATAGTATAGATAGTGCACAAAAGACTAGATATATTACAGCTAACCTTAAGTTTGATATCAATGTATGGGCTCGTTGGGCTGAAGAAGCAGGTATAGATTCAAGATGTATTAACTTTTTGTTATTACACCCTGAGTTAGTAACGCAAGAAACTAACTCAAGATCTATTACTACATTCTTTAACTCTATTTCAAGCTTTGACAATTTTGAAGATAATCTTAGT